TGGGCAAACTGGTCTAACTGATGGTACATATGGTCCATTTGTGAGAGGTGGTGTTCAGTTTAGCGTTTTAGTAGGTGACGGAGGAATATCTGCTTTCACTAGCATTACTGCTGATGATCCTGTTACGGTTAACGATGTACTAGGTATAATTGACAGTGGTGACATTGGTGGTACACCAGGCACTGCAATTACCATTACGGTTTTAAGTGTAGTACAGGAAACACCTGTTGCTATTGACCTAACTAAAACTATTAACAAACTATCAGACGGTCATTATACACTGGCAGATGGTGTTGAAGGTCAGATCATGTATTTGGTTAGACAGAATAATATTGATTCTGAAAATGTGTTTGTAAATGTAGACAATGGCGATGGTGCCAACCCATTACGTCCATTCATAACTCCTAATATGATTAACAATCTTCCTAATGGTGGAATTTGTACACTAATCTTTACAGATGGTAGTTGGAAACAAATTGGCGGAGTGTGGGATTAATAATGTTTGGACAATACTTTTATCATTCACATATACGAAAAACTGTAGCAGTTTTTGGTACGCTATTTAATAACATTAGTGTACATAGAAAAGACGCTGCAGGTAATATTCAAAACTATGTTAAAGTTCCATTATCGTATGGTCCTCAACAAAAATTCTTAGCACGTTTATTTGAAGAACCAGATCTAAATGCACCAGAAGTTGCATTAAAATTGCCGCGCATGTCATTTGAAATTACTGGCATGCAATATGATACTTCTGTTAAATTGAATAAAATGAATACTTTGGCAAAGCCATCTATTCATGGACAAAATACTATACGTAATCCAGTGCCTTATATTCTTAACTTTCAATTAAGCGTATACTCAAAAAGCCAAGATGATGCTCTTCAGATTGTTGAGCAAATTATCCCAATGTTCAATCCAGAGTATGTTGTTACAATCAAAGAAATTCCAGAATTAGATATTAAACGCGATATTCCAATCGTTTTACAATCGATAAATTATACTGATGATTATGAAGGTGATTTTACGTCTCGTAGAGTTTTAATATATACATTAGATTTCTCGATGAAGACGTTCTTCTATGGACCAATTACACAAGATCAAGCTGTTATTAAGAACACATTTGCAAATATTCGTGATCCACAAACTGGTTCTATGATGGAACAAATAGAAAATAAAGTGAATCCTTTAAGTGCAATGCAATCAGATCCTCACACTATTGATGAAGTGATTCGCAATTTTGAATTTTGATTAATGATAAGATAATGAAACCTATAGATAATATTAACAAACGAGATAAGATAGCAACAGCCCTTAATAAGAATTTGCCGGTAGCGGCACAAGAATCCCAGCCCGTAGTCGATCACTTGCAAGACGATTATGAAGAGTCTAGGGAGACATATAAAGAGCTTATCGATAAGGGTAATGAGGCTATTGATTTGATGATGGAACTCGCAAGAGATTCTCAGCATCCTCGTGCATTTGAAGTTTTAGCTACGTTATTAAAGACACAATCTGATAATAATGATAAACTAATTGACCTTCAGAAAAAACTGAAGACTCTCAAAGAGCCAACTAAAGGCGCTCAAGCTACAAATCCAAATAGTGTTACTAATAATAATGTATTCGTTGGATCCACATCGGATTTGCAACGTTTTATTCTTCAGCAGAATAAAAGCCAGGTGATTGATGTCGACACAAATCTCGATAAAGAATAATGAGTACGGTTATAACGGCAATCCATTAGTTAAACGTGATGGTGTCGAACAAACTTTCTCTCAAGAAGAGTTAACCGAATACATTCGATGTATGAACGACCCCGCATACTTTGCAAGAAAGTATGTAAAGGTTATTAACCTTGATCAAGGTTTAGTTCCGTTTGATCTTTATCCATATCAAGAAAAGATGTTCTCACACTTTAATGAGAATCGTTTTTCTATTGTATTGGCGTGTCGACAATCAGGTAAATCTATTTCATCTGTTGTTTATATTCTTTGGTACGCAATATTTAAACCAGAACAAACTATTGCAGTGTTAGCTAACAAAGGTTCAACTGCAATGGAAATGATTGGACGTATTACACTGGCACTTGAGAACTTGCCATTCTTTCTACAACCTGGTTGTAAATCGCTAAACAAAAAGTCAATTGAGTTTTCAAATAACTCACGAATTGTTTCATCTGCAACATCAGGTTCTTCTATTCGTGGTATGTCTGTTAACTTATTATTCCTTGACGAGTTTGCATTCGTCGATAATGATGCACGTTTCTATACATCTACATACCCAGTAGTTACATCAGGTAAATCTACTCGTGTTATTATTACTTCTACTGCTAATGGTATTGGTAATGTATTCCATAAGATCTGGGAAGGTGCTGTACAGAACACAAACGATTATAAACCTTTCCGTGTTGATTGGTGGGACGTTCCAGGACGTGATGAAGATTGGAAAGCACAAACAGTTGCTAATACATCTGAGTTACAGTTTGACCAAGAATTTGGTAATAACTTCCACGGTACAGGTAACACATTAATTAACGCTAATTCATTGTTAAGATTAAAGTCTAAACAACCAATTTATGCAATGAATAATGTGAATGTTTATGGTACACCAATTAAAGCTTCTAAGAATGAAGAGACTGGTGAGACTACACCTGACCACGTTTACATGATGTTTGTTGACGTTGCACGCGGAAGAGGTCAAGATTATTCAACATTTAACATCATAGATATTACAGAACGTCCATTTAAACAAGTGGCTACGTTTAGGGATAATATGATATCACCATTGTTGTATCCTGACGTAATTAGAAAATACGCTAGATTATATAACAATGCAATCGTTGTAATTGAAAACAACGATCAAGGCGCAGTTGTTTGTAATGGTTTATATTACGATCTCGAATACGAAAACACATATGTTTCATCTACAGTTAAGGCAGATGGAATTGGTGTATTCATGGATAAGAAAGTTAAGAAAATTGGTTGCTCAAATATCAAAGACTTAGTTGAGCAAAATAAGATCGAAATCGTGGATGCCGAAACTATTGTTGAGATGTCTACTTTCGTAGCAAAAGGTCAATCATACGAAGCAGCGGCAAATAGCCACGATGACTTGATGATGAACCTTGTTCTTTTTGGTTGGTTCTCTGCAACACCTATGTTTACAGAGATGCTTGATAGTAATATGAGACAATTCATTTACGCTCAGCAAGCTAAACAAATTGAAGATGAAGTGTTACCATTCGGATTTATAGAAGATGGTAGAGAAGAAAATGTCATCGTAGATGACGATGGACAACAATGGTTTATAGACGAACAACTCGACAATAATTTTAAAAAGGGAGTGTTTTAAATGAATTTTACAACTATATTATTTTTAACGGCTATATTAATATCAGCCGTTGCAGAGTTTTACTCAATCGCAGGACTAGTAGCAATTTTCTCATCACAACCAATTGCTTCTATTATTATGGGTGCTTCTTTAGGCGTTGGTAAACTTGTAGCAGCATCTTGGGTTTATCGTAATTGGTCTACTGCACCAAGAATTCTAAAGTATTATTTTACAATAGCTGTTGTAATACTATCACTAATTACATCTATGGGTATTTTTGGTTACCTATCAAAAGCACACTTAGATCAATCAGTTATTATTGGTGGGTCTGCAGATAAAGTAAGAATACTTGATGAGAAGATTAAAACATCTAAAGAAAATATCGAAGCTAATCGCAAATCTTTAAAACAGATGGATGAAGCCGTTGATCAAATCATGGCTCGTAGCACAGATGAAAAAGGCGCTGATAAAGCAGCAGCACTTCGTAGAAGTCAAAGTAAAGAAAGAACTAATCTTCTAAGTGGTATTGAATCTGAGCAAAAGAAGATTATTACAATTAACGAAGAACGCGCTCCACTTGCTGCAGACTTGTCAAAGATTGAAGCAGAGGTTGGACCTATTAAATATGTAGCTGAATTAGTTTATGGCGAATCGTCTGAAGAGATGATTGGTAAAGCTGTACGAATGATGATTATTCTTATCATCTTTGTATTTGATCCATTAGCTATTCTTTTACTAATTGCAGCTAATATGGAATTAAAGAAAAGGGATCAACCTTGGTTAGAACCATTTCAAGCCTTTGATAAGAAAGAAAAATCAGATTCAGTGAACGTTGAAGCGAGATATAATATTGAAGATGATCCAGAAGTAAAAATCGTTAAAATTGAGAAATTATAAATATAGGTAGAAGTGAATAACTATTCTTATTATGAATCATATTATGCTCTCAAATAACTTATCATCAACATAAATCGAGGTAGAGAAAAAATGGCTTTTCAAGTTTCTCCAGGCGTACAAGTACGCGAAATCGATCTTACAAACGTTGTACCTGCAGTCTCTACTTCAATTGGAGCTACAGTAGTACAAGCGGTTTGGGGACCGGTAGAGGAAATTGTTACCATTACTTCTGAAAAGGATTTGGTCGACATATTCGGCGCGCCAATCGCAGACACTGCAACTTATTTTTTAAATGCAGCAGCTTTTCTTAAGTACGGTAATAATTTAAAGGTAGTTCGTGCAGTTGGTACTGGTGCTAGAAATGCAACCAGTGGTGACGGCGTTGCAATCGGCGGTGGTGTTCTAATTAAGAACATCGATGACTATGAAGATAATTATGCTTCAGGTCAAGCCTCTAACACACCATCAATTGGTCTATGGGCGGCAAAATGTCCAGGCGTATTAGGTAACTCATTGCGTGTTTCTATTTGTCCAGCTAATACTGTAGCATATGCTGCGTGGCCATATAGAGATTTATTTGCATCAGCACCTGGAACGTCTCCGTTTGTAGCTTCTGTGGGTGGTTCTAATGATGAACTTCATGCAGTAGTAGTTGATGAAGATGGTTCAATTAGTGGTACTGCTGGTACAATTCTTGAAAGGTTTGAGTATCTATCACAAGCCGGTGATGCTAAGAAGTTTGACGGCTCAACAAATTATTATAAAGAAGTACTTAATGGTCAATCAAAGTATATTTGGTGGATGGAACATGACGCTGATTTTAGTAACGCTGGCGATCTTGCAGCTGGTGTAACATTCCCAACTGGTACGTTGGCATTAACACTTTCACTTGCTGGTGGTAATGATGGTCCTGCATTAGATGTTGGTGACATTGATACTGGATTCCAAATGTTTAATGATTCTGAAACAGTAGATGTTAATCTATTAATCAGTGCTCCAACATTGTCTGGTGCTAACGGTGTTACACAAGCTAATAACCTATTAGCAATCGCTGAAAACCGCAAAGATGTAATCGCATTTATATCTCCTCCAATTAGTGCAACTGTTGGTACAGCTACACCAAAGGAAGATGTTATCGATTTTGCTGACGACTTAACTTCAACTTCATACGGTTTCTTAGATTCAACAGCTCTTAAAGTATACGACAAGTATAACGACGTTTATCGTTGGATTCCTGCTGCTGGTCATATGGCCGGTCTTTGTGCTAATACAGATGAAGTAGCCGATGCATGGTTTTCGCCAGGTGGTTATAATCGTGGTCAAATCTTAGGTGTTACTCGTGTAGCATTTAATCCTAAGAAAGCAGAACGCGATGATTTGTATAAAAGACGTGTAAACCCAATCGTATCATTCCCTGGCGAAGGTACAATTTTGTTTGGTGATAAGACTCTATTATCTAAACCATCAGCATTCGATCGTATTAACGTACGTCGTTTGTTTATCGTATTAGAGAAAGCAATTTCTACAGCAGCTAAGTATCAATTGTTTGAGCTTAACGACGAATTCACCCGTGCAATGTTCCGTAATATGACAGAGCCTTTCCTTCGTGAGATCAGAGGCCGTCGTGGTATTACTGACTTTAAAGTTGTTTGTGATGCAACAAATAACACAAGCAATGTAATTGATAGCAATGAGTTTGTTGCTGACATCTACATTAAGCCAGCACGTTCAATCAACTTTATTACTCTGAACTTCATCGCTACAAGAACTGGCGTTGACTTCTCAGAAATTGGAGGTTAATCATGGCTATTCTAGGAGTTGATGATTTTAAATCAAAACTAGTTGGTGGCGGTGCACGTCCCAATTTATTCAAAGCTACGGTAAACTTCCCAGCATACGCTGGTGGTGATGTTGAATTGACAAGCTTTTTAGTTAAAGCTGCTCAATTACCAGCATCATTAATCAACACTGTAACTGTTCCATTCCGTGGACGCCAGTTGCAAATTGCTGGTGATCGTACTTTTGAACCTTGGACAATCACTATCATTAATGATACAGACTTTAAGATTCGTAACGCTTTTGAACGTTGGATGAACGGTATTAACCAGCATGCAGCTAACACAGGTCTTACAAATCCAGTTGATTATCAAGCAGATATGTCTGTTGCTCAATTAGACAAAGCTGGTAACGAAGTAAAGGTGTACAACTTCCGTGGTACATTCCCTACTAACGTTTCAGCAATCGAGTTGTCTTATGATTCAACAGATGTTATCGAAGAATTTACAGTAGAACTACAAGTTCAATACTGGGAAGCATCTACTACCTCTTAATTAGGGGTAATAAATATAGGAGAGAGGGGAAACCTTCTCTCCACTTCGTTATAAACAAAAGGTATAAAAATGGAATTATTTGGTTTTCAAATCAATCGTAAAAAAGAAGAAGCTGAACAAGCTAGGGCTAAGTCGTTTGTTCCTCCAGATACGGATGACGGTACTAGTGTCATAGCAGAAGGTGGCTACTTTGGTCAATACGTTGATTTAGAAGGCACTAAGGCTAAAGACGACTCTGACTTAATTAAGAAGTACAGAGAGATTGCACTTTATCCTGAGTGTGATTCGGCCATTGAAGATATTGTTAATGAAGCTATTGTCTCAGATGTAAAAGATCAATCTATTGAAATCATTACAGATAACTTAGATGGTTACGGACAAAAGATTAAAGATCTTATTCGCGAAGAATTTGATAACGTAACAAAACTATTAGGATTTGATTCTAATGGTCACGATATTTTCCGTAAATGGTATGTTGATGGTAGACTATACTATCATATGATTATTGATGAAAAGAATCCTAAAGCAGGTATTACAGAGTTAAGACCTATTGATGCATTAAGGATTCGCAAAGTTCGTCAAGTAATTGAAGACAAAGATTTAAAAACTGGTGCTAAACTAATTAAAGGTTATAATGAATTTTACCTTTATCAAGACGTTGCACAAGGTAAAGCAAACACCGGTTTAAAGATTTCTAAAGACGTTGTTGTGTATGTTCCATCAGGTTTATTAGATCAATCTTCTAAGAAAGTATTGTCATACTTATTCAAAGCAATTAAACCAGTTAATCAATTAAGAATGATGGAAGACTCATTGGTCATCTATCGTTTAGCTCGTGCTCCAGAACGTCGTATTTTCTATATTGACGTTGGTAATCTACCTAAGGGTAAAGCTGAAGGATATCTTCGTGATATCATGGCACGATATAAGAATAAGATTGTTTATGATGCCAACACTGGTGAAATTAAAGACGATCGTAAACACATGGCTATGTTGGAAGACTTTTGGCTTCCACGCCGTGAAGGTGGTAAAGGTACTGAGATCACAACACTTCCAGGTGGTGAGAACTTAGGTCAGATTGAAGACATCCTATACTTCCAAAAGAAACTATACAAGTCACTTAACGTTCCTATATCTCGTTTAGAAGAGAACCAATCATTTGTATTAGGTCGTTCTACAGAGATCTCACGAGACGAAGTTAAGTTTACTAAATTTATCGGTAGACTTCGTAAGAAGTTTTCAGAGTTATTCTTGCAGATTCTTAGAACTCAATTAATTCTTAAGGGTATTATTACTAAAGAAGATTGGGATAAGATGAAAGAAGACATTATTATTGACTTCTTAAAAGATAACTATTTTGCAGAATTAAAAGAAGTAGAAGTTATCCGTGAAAGAATGAATAGCCTCCAGATGGTTGATCCATTTGTCGGTAAGTATTATTCAGCCGCTTGGGTACGTAAAAATATCCTTATGCAAACTGAAGAAGAGATCCAAGAGATTGATAAAGAGATTAATGCAGAAGCTATTGATTCTCAAGGTAATGATGAGTTGGCTCCTCCTTTGGAAGATGCTAAGAAATAATATTTTATAAATACAGTTGAAAGAGGTAATTATGAGTGATTATGCAATTAATTTATTGAAGGCGATAGAATCTGGCGATCAGAATGTTATGAGTAATGCCTTTGCAGATGCTATGGGTGCTAAAATCAGTGATGCTATTGATGCTAAAAAGATTGAAATAGCTCAGAACATTTATAGTGGTCAAGTAGATAATGCTGAATCAGATGTAGATTCTGGTGATGAGGTTGATACAGAAACAACGGAAACATCAGACGAAAATGGAACTGAAGAAGTTTAAACAATTTAGAACTACTAGTTTAATCGAAGAATACGAAACTGGTAGTGATACAACAGTCACGGTTAAAAAGGCCGGTGACTTATTTGCTGTATGTATTAATGGGCTTGAAGTAGAATATTTTAAAACAAAAGAAGCTGCTGATGAAGCAGCCCAAGATGCAGTAGAGGCAATGAAAGACTAACAATGAAGTTAATTACAGAACAAATCGATTCAGGCATTCAGTGTATTACTGAAGCTAAACAAAACGGTAAGACAGAGTTCTTCATCGAAGGTATCTTCATGATGGCTGACTCTAAGAACCGTAATGGTCGCATCTACGAATCAAAAATATTACAACCTGCTGTCGAAAAATATATCGAAGAGCAAGTTAAACAAGGTCGTGCAGTTGGTGAATTAAATCACCCAGATGGTCCAACCATCAACCTTGACAAAGTATCTCACCTTATTACGGACTTACGTTTCGAAGGAAACAACGTAATGGGTAAGGCAAAAATCCTAGACACTCCTATGGGTCAAATCGTAAAAGGTTTACTTGAAGGTGGTGTAAAACTGGGAGTATCATCTCGTGGTATGGGTAGTCTTGAGCAACGCAACGGAGTCAACTATGTTAAAGACGACTTCCATCTTGCGACAGTCGACATCGTCCAAGATCCATCAGCACCTGCAGCTTTCGTTAACGGAATCATGGAAGGTGTAGAATGGATTTACGAAAATGGCGTACTAAAGCCTCAAGAAATTGAAGAAATTGAGACTGAAATTAAGAGAACTCCAAAGGCTCAGCTTGCTGAAGCTCAAGTACGCGTTTTCCAACATTTCCTCTCTAAACTTTAACACTAAGGAGTGATTTGAATGTCACAAGAAAAAGAC